TACGAAATACCCCGGCGGACTTTGAGATCCGCGAAGAAGGCAACGGAATGACCTTTGAGGGATACGCGGCTGTGTTCAACTCAGACAGCGCTCCGCTTCCCTTCATCGAAAGGATCGCACCCGGTGCTTTCAGCAGATCCCTAAAGCGCGGTCGCAACGACATCAAGCTTCTGTGGAACCACGAAACCGGTGAGGTTCTTGGATCAACACGCGCAGGCACGCTGACCTTAGAGGAAGATAGCCGAGGGCTAAAAGTCAAGGCACATCTGCCAGAGACCACCACCGGTCGTGATGCAGCGATCCTACTGAAGCGTGGGGACATTGATTCTATGAGCTTCGGGTTCTCAGTCCCGGCCGGCGGCGATGAGTGGAGCGATGATGGTAGCACTCGCACGCTGAACTCAGTAAGACTTCACGAAGTTAGCATTGTGGCTTTCCCTGCGTATGCGGCCACAGCCGGAACAACTATGGTTCGTGGCTTGGATAAAGTTGCTCAGCGGGCTTCGGTTGATAGCGATGCACTAGCAGATGCGGTGCTGAAGCTAGAAGAAGGATCTAACCTAACAACTTCCGATGCTGAACTACTAAGGACTGTCATTGACCAACTAGCACCAGTTGAAGAAGCTGAGCCAGCAGAGAAGGTTGATGAGGGTGACAAGGCTATGCTTGAACTAATGAAAGCTAAACTAAAACTGATGGGTGGAAACTAATGGCTAAGCGCGATGAAATCAAAAAGGTCATTCTCTCAGTAGCAGGAGATCCTGAGAGCGGCCTAATTGTTCAGCTTGCGGATAAGTGGGCTGATGCTATCGCAAGTCTAGATACTGCTGTTCCCTACAACCCGAATGCCAGAGATGGTGACAAGGATGGGAAAGTCCAAGATGGCACTGAGCACGAAAGACCTGCGAACGAGAAGCGAGTAACCAAGGCTAGCGAAACACGCTAAAAGAAAACAGCTCGCACCCGGTCAGTCCTCTTTCTACTGGCCGGGTTTTTCGTTATCTAAAAGTTATTTTATTTAGTTACTAATAGTTGCTAATAGTTACTAATAGGGTTTATAGTTATTACTAAGGAAAGGACAAAGATGAAAAAGTCAAGGAAGCAACTAGAGGCCTTAGCCGCTAAGCAGAGTGTGACCTTAGAGATAGATCTAGGCGCACGCGCTAACAGCTACGACCAATCGCCTAACCAGATCTGCGCTACTTACCCAAAGGGCAAAGTAGATTACAACGATCTTCACGGGAAAGATGTTTACTGGTTTCCTTATTGGGAAAACACTTATGAAATCTATGGGGATGTTTATGAGGCCATCGCAACTCTAGAAGATTGCAACAGATCTGATTGCGAAGTTTGCGAGGAGGATAACTAATGACAAACCTAAAGATAACAGCCGGAATAATCCAAGAAATCGTGGATCGTGATCTAGATCTAAGGATTGATCAAGAACCTGACAACTCAGCAATGGAGATCTACCGCAAGATTCGTAACACGCCGGTGACCAGAAAAGATGGTTCAATCAACATCGATGTAACCGAAGCAGAACTAGGAGAGCTTTATACAGAAGCAGATTACTCAGGTGACTTTAGAGCCGCAAGCGATCCAACAGCAGGTTACATCAAAGCGTGGGCAGCCCTAGCTCGTCAGATAAGGAAGATGCGCTAATGACCACGATCGAGCAACTAAAAGCAGAACTAGCAGAAGCAGAGAACCTAGTTCAGCTTTACGCAAAACTAGGTGACACTTATATGGCAATCGGCAAGCGCGATCAGGCTTACGCTAAGCGCAACGAGGCGATCGCTCAGCAGAGCCGGGTGCTAACTATCAAGGCCGTACTAAAAAGCAAAGGACAAAACTAATGATCAAGCAATTTCACGAAGTAATCGAAGAAGCACCAAGCTATTGCGCAAACATCGCAGAGCTAGCTAACTGGTCAACGAACTACGACTATCAGCAAGGCACGCCGTTCTGGGCATTCCTAGATCTAATTGGCTACTCCGGGAATCACCTAGACGATACGATGAACCCGGTTGGCTTCGTCTTGGATTATGCTTCGGTAGATGCTTTCACCGGTGCGTTGCAGGAGTGGTCAGAGCGGCCGGCTGACTGCTCAGATTACATAGACGAACTATGGGCAGCTGACTAAAACTTGCTAGCGGCTAATTCTTTCCTTGCTAATTAGTCGCTAGATCCCCTGCGAGAGCCGCCACGCTCCCCCTGTGGCGGCTTTCGCTTTACCTCTAGGGATCTAACTACAGGTGACTAACCGAACCCCTGATACACTAATAGCACCGAAGGTGAGTTAGCTCTGTCGGTGATCGCTAGCGTTAGCGCGGCGGCAATAAATAACTAATTCAAAGGAGATCCAAATGTCTTTCATCAAGACACAGCAGGAGCTTCGTGCAAACCTAACCTCTCAGATCAGGGAAACCATCGATCGCGCAGAGGCTGAGGGTCGCGGACTCGTGCAGGATGAGGTTGAGAAGATCAACCGCATCGAAGCAGACATTCGATCAGCTGATGAAGCAATCGCAGTTGCAGAGCGCAACGAGGAGAGGTCACGCGCCGCCACCGAGGCAAGCGCAGAGGCTACTCCGGTTGTTTCAGAGAGCCGTTCAGATGCAGACATTCTACGCGCAATCGCAATGGGCGAGCAGCGTGGCGCAACTTTCGAGAAGCGCGCAATAACTGGGTCAAGCGACACAGTTCCACAGTCGTTCTACGATCAGGTATTCTCCGTAGCTCGACTAGTTGGTCCGATGCTAGATGTTTCGGATGTTATCTCTACCACCTCTGGTGAGAACCTAACAATCCCAACTCTCACGGGCTACTCAACTGCAACCATCAAGTCCGCTGGTTCAGCGATCGCAGAGAGCGAGCCAACCTTCAGCTCGATCACTCTTGGTGCATTCAAGTACTCGTTCTTGGTGCAGGTTGCCAACGAGCTGATTGCTGACGCTGGATTCGACATCTCCGCTCTCATCGCAGAGCAGGCAGGTAACGGCCTCGGCTACGCAGTGAACACCGGCCTAACCACCGGAACTGGAACAGTTGAGCCAACCGGTGTAGTAACCGCAGCCGGATCTGCTCTCACAGGCGGAACTGGTGTTACCGGTGCATTCACCGCTGACAACCTCATTGACCTTGCTTACCTTCTGGATGGAGCGGCACGCCGTCTCCCCGGAGTTGGCTACATGGCCAATGGTTCTTCTATCGGCAAGATGCGCAAGCTCAAGGACGATGCAGGAAACTACCTATACCAAGTTGGTGTTGGTCAGCCTGACTCGTTCGCTGGCTTCCGCGTTGTTGAGAACCCCGGTATGGCAGACACCGCGACTTCCGCAAAGTCTGTTATCTTCGGACACCTGCCAAGCTACAAGGTTCGTATGGCCGGCGGCTTGCAGATCGCACAGTCAACCGACTATGCCTTCAACACCGATGTTACGACCTTCCGCGTGCTTATGCGCGTAGATGGAAACCTGACCCACTCTGGTCACATCAAGTTCTTCAAGGGTGGCGCAAGCTAGTTCTTAGAAGATAAATTCCCGGAGAGAGTCTGTGTGTGGGTGGCTCTCTCCGGGTTTCTTTTTGCTAGGCTAAAACTATGCCCACAAATGACCCACGAAAAAAAGAGAAACTATCCGGCGCAGTTACCCTGTGGTCAAACACACCGGGAGTTAGCACCGGCTACGGAGTGCAAGCTAAGCACTTAGTAGATCGCCTAAAGCGGCACGGCCTAGATGTAGCCGCTCTTAGTAACTACGGCTTAGAAGGCCGGTTCGAAGATCTAGAAACCCCATACGGCAAAGTGCCACACTTTCCTCGCGGCTTCGATGGCTACTCTAATGATGTAGCGCCTAGCGATCACCTAGCTTGGGCGGCTAAGCATCCAGATAAAACAGATCTAATGCTGACCCTTTACGATGTGTGGGTTATGAAGAACCCAAAGTTTCAGCAGATACGCCAGATCGCTAGCTGGGTTCCCCTAGATCACATTACTATGCCGCCGCTGGTAGAGCGCTGGCTAAGAAATGACAATGTCCACCCGATCGCGATGGCACCAAGCGGCGCAGATCTATTAGAAAGCGCCGGGATCGAACACACCTACATACCGCACTCGGTAGATACTAAAACCTTCAAGCCACGCGAAACCTTGCCAAATGGTCAAAAGGTCGTGGATTACTTCGAGGCTGAAGATAAGTTCGTTGTCGGTATGGTTGCGGCTAACAAAGCTAGTGGCTTAGTTCACCGCAAGTCTTATAGCGAAAACATACTGGCTTTCTCAATCTTCAAGCAGAAGCACCCAGATGCGATCCTCTACCTGCACACAGAACCGCTAGGAGTTATGGGCGGCTGGAACTTGATAGATCTAATCAAGGGTTGCGGCCTAAGCAAAGATGATGTGATGTTTCCTGCGCCAGAAGATTACCGGTTCGGCGTGGATGATGAGATGATGGCGGCGCTTTATTCAGGAATAGATGTATTGTTAGCGCCGAGTATGGGAGAAGGCTTTGGTGTTCCGACTATCGAAGCGCAGTCTTGCGGCACTAGGGTCATTGGATCTAACTGGGCAGCTAGCGCAAACTTAGTTAGTGAAGATGGTTGGCTAGTGGATGGACAGCCGCAATGGGATAACGCTCAGAAGGCTTGGTGGCAGATCCCTAAAGTTCCTTCAATCGTAGATGCGCTAGAGCAGGCATACGCCTGCGGCAAGACTAGAAGTATGCCGGCTAGATCCTTCGCTAAGGATTTTGATACAGAGAAAGTTTGGTTTGATAAATGGATGCCGTTACTAAAGCGCCTCCTGTCCCAGTCTTAGGATTCGCTACGCTGACCAAGTTTGATATGGCTCAGCGATTGCTGGATTCGATAGATTACCCAGTCGAACACCTTGTCATCGTTGACAACTCTGGCAAGCGTGAGTTCGAGCCAATCGTGGAAACTGACCTAGTAAAGAACACTTGGATAATTCAAGTCCCCTTTGGGCTAGGTGCTAACGGCGCTTGGAACTTGATAATAAAGTCCACGCCGCACGCGCCTTATTGGGTTATACCAAATGATGATAGTTACTTCGCGCCGGGATCGCTGGCTACGATCGCTGAGAAAGTTGATACAAGTGCCTTCAACTTTGTAGACATACAGCCGGCGTGGTCGTGCGTAGTCCCCGGCGAAGGAGCGATCTTGCAGGCTGGATTATGGGACGAGATCTTTCACCCGATCTACTACGACGATGACGAATACGAATGGCGTATGAGAGAGCTAGGCGTAAAGTTCAATCAGATCCCGGCTAAGGTTCTGCACGACAACAGCTCAACACTAAAGAGCGGATTTAGCGACCGCAACAATGTGACCTTTGCGCGCAACCGGTCAGTCTTTACGAATAAGAAAGTAGCTGGAAATACTGGCATACTAGGTTGGCAACTAAAAGTGCGAAGGGATAACAGGTGGGACTAAGGATCTATACCGGTGGGACTTTCGATCTGTTCCACGCCGGCCATGTGGAGTTCCTAAAAAAGTGTAAGCAACTAGGTGAAGTAGTTGTGGCGCTAAACACAGATGAGTTCATAACCGAATACAAAAAGAAACCACCGGTTATTAGCTACACCGAGCGCCTAAATGTTTTGGCTGGTTGCCGTTATGTAGATCGCGTTATTCCTAACACCGGCGGAGCAGATAGCAAGCCGTCAATCAAAAGCGTTATGCCAGACATAATCGCGATTGGCACAGACTGGGCGCGTAAGGATTATTTTGCACAGATGCAGTTTGATGTTGATTGGCTAGAAGCTCACGGGATTGGCCTGCTCTATCTGCCATACACATTGGGCATAAGTAGCACCGAAGTCAAGAAAAGACTTCGCGCTACAATAGATTCCTAAGGAGATCCCAAATGGCAATAACTAACGGATACGCAACCCTCGCGCAAGTCAAGGCCGCGATGCGAATTACCGACAGCGTAGATGATGACCTACTAGAAACAGCGATTGAATCAGCCTCACGACAGATTGACGGCCATTGCGAGCGCCGGTTCTATACAACTGCCACCACAAGGATCTATACGCCTAACGACAGCTTTGTTTGCGAGATAGATGACCTAGTCAGCATCACCTCGCTAAAGACTTCTAGTGATGTTGATGGATCTTTTGACACGACTTGGGCGAACGACGATTATCAGCTAGAGCCGCTAAATGGAATTGCTGGCGGTATGGATGTGAGCTATACCCAGATCAGGGCAACCGGTGATTACCTGTTCCCACTATCCGGGGGAGAGGCAACTGTGCAGGTTGTCGGAACTTTCGGTTGGGCTAGCGTGCCTAGTGACATCGAGCAAGCCTGCATCATTGCGTCACAGCGCCAATACAAGCGTTACGATTCCCCACTAGGTGTAGCCGGTATCGGAGACATTGGCATTATCCGGGTTAGCCGTATTGACCCAGATGTGGCTTCGATCCTTGCGCCATACCGCAGGCTAAGGATGGCGTAATGGCAGATCTAGCCGCTATCCGCGCCGGCCTAAAAACTAATCTGTCCACTATCTCTGGCCTACGCGTATCAGATGAACTACTAGATAACCCACAGCCACCGGTGGCGATGGTCGCGCTAAACAACATCGAGTATCACCAAGATATGAGGCTAGGCGCTAAATACAACTTCACTATTCAGGTGATCGTTGGCCGCGCTAGCGAGCGCCACGCACAGCGCGCACTAGATCTGTATGTCAATCCGGTCGGAGCTTCGAGTGTCAAAGTTGGTGTAGAATCGAATAGAACCCTGAGTGGTGTCGTTGATGATGTTGTTGTTGAGTCAATGCCCAATGTGGGTTCGATACAACTAAATGACACAACTTACTTAGCGGCAGACTTTCTTGTCGCAGTTTATGTATAGGAGAAACGATGGCCAAGTTTGTAGCGACAGGCACTTCTGTCACTCTAAATGGATCAGACATAAGCGGCTCAGTAGCTAGGGCAGAACTAGTTATCAACTCCGCAGAGGTAGATGTTACCGACTTCGGTAGCTCTGGCTGGACAGAGATCATTGGTGGTCTAAAGTCTGGCTCGGTTAGCCTCGACTTCCACCACGATTACGGATCGGGAGCGGTATCCGCTTTGTTCCAAGATCTAGTAGGAACAATCGGAACTGTTGTGATGATTGCAGCTAACGGAACAGCCGCTAGCGCAACCACGCCGGAATACACCGCCGAGGTTCTTATCAACAGCTTCACACCAATCGCAGGCGCAGTAGGTGACCTTTCCACCTTCTCGGTAACTTTCCCAACAACTGGTGAAGTTTCCTACGCAACCGCGTAATTCTGCTACGATAAAACTATGAAAATAAACCTACACATTGACTATGAAGGTGGCGTTAGCAAAGAGATTATTGCTAACGCTGCCGACATGGTCGCATTCGAGGACAAGTTCAACATCTCTGTCGCAACCTTGGGGCAAGATCCTAAGCTAAGCCACCTCTACTATTTGGCGTGGCATGTGGAGAAGCGCACCGGCGCTACCAAAGACACATTTGAAAAGTGGCTAGAGAGCATTGACACAGTGGGCGCTGGTGATGGCGACCCAAAATCCGAGGGCTAGGCGATAGCTCCGCTCATTGGTATATCGCCAGTATCGCAGTCGAAACCGGTATTAGCCCACGCGAATTATTACAGCTAGAAGATCGTATGCTGTGGACAATGTATCGTTACCTAGTGAACCGGGCAACTCCGCCTAAGCGCTAATTTTGAGAGGCGATACAATAGTCGTATGGCCAAGGAGATCGAGATTGAAGGACTGCGACACGCTATCCGCGAGATACGCACCTTCGATAAGACACTAATCTTCCGCTTGCGTAATCGTCTACGCACAGCGACTAATGAGGATCGCCAAAAAGTCAAGCGCGTTATTCAAGAAACCACGCCGCTACTCCAATCAGCTAGAAACATTGGTATGTTCCATAACGGCCGAACTGCTTGGAATGAAGCGGCTGTGGACATAGATAGTTTGACCGGCCGCGCTGGTGCGATCGTAGCGATCAAGGCAACCGGCACAGGCAAGAAGTTTGGTTATGACTATGCCGAGCTAGCAGGCATTAGGCCGCCGCGATCTGGTGGCGTATCGCGTGAGTTCACACGCGAGGGTTCCACACGCGCCACTAGAACACGCCAGAATGGACAAGGCGAGGCGTTTAGTAGGATGCTAGACAATCACCTACCGGCTAACCACAAACCAAATGTAGGAGGCCGCTACGCGTTTCAGGCTTTGGTTAGGCGTATGCCATACATCAGCAAAAAAGTGTTCAAAATAATTATGGACTTCGCGGACGAAACTAGTTACAAGATCGCAACGAAAGAAAACTAATGGCAATCAAAATCAAGATCGTAGCTGACTACGATCAGAGGGGAATGTCTAAAGCCACTAAAGCTTTAGATAACTTCGCCAAGCAAGCACAGATCGCGTTAGGTGCGGTCGCGATTGCCACAGCCGCTCTAGCTGTCAAGTCGGTGCAAGAGTTCGCCAAGTTCGAAGGCGCAATGACCAAGTCGCTGGCGATTATGGGCAATGTCAGCGATCAGATGCGTGGCGAGATGCAAGATGCCGCACGCGAGATGGCCAAGACTACAACCTTTTCCGCTGAGCAAGCCGCAGATTCTTACTTCTTCCTAGCTAGCGCCGGTCTAGATGCCGAGGCTAGCGTGGCTGCCTTGCCGCGTGTGGCTAGCTTCGCTCAGGCCGGTATGTTCGATATGGCTAGAGCTACTGACTTGCTTACAGATGCGCAATCAGCCCTCGGCCTAACTATTCGTGATGATGCTGTCGCGAATATGGAAAATATGGCACGCGTCAGCGATGTGCTGGTAAAGGCCAACACACTAGCTAACGCATCAGTTGAACAGTTTTCAACATCGCTCACTACTAAGGCCGGTGCCTCACTCCGCGCTCTGGGTAAGGATGTCGAGGAAGGTGTCGCAGTTCTGGCGGCCTTCGCTGATCAAGGTATCAAGGGTGAGCTGGCCGGAACTCAGCTAAGCATTGTTCTCCGCGATCTAACCACTAAGGCCATTGACAATAAGAAGGCATTTGAAGAAGCTGGATTGTCAATCTTTGACAGCAACGGCGAGATGCGCAATATGGGTGACATCGTTGCCGATCTCGAAGTTGCTTTGGCTGGGATGTCGGACGAAGTCCAGAAGCAGACTTTGTTGCAGCTTGGTTTCTCCGATAGATCCCTTGGGTCTTTGCAGGCTTTGCTTGGAACATCGGATGCCATCAAGCTATACGAAGAAGAACTGCGTAAGGCCGGCGGCACAACTGATGATGTAGCTAATAAACAACTAGAGAGCTTCAACTCTCAGCTAGCACTTCTAGAGTCTGCGCTGATAGATGTGTTCATTGAAATCGGTGAGCAGCTAACACCGGCGCTAAAGGATCTAGTAGAGCAAGTCCGCGATCTATTGCCTGAGATTGGCTCAAAGCTTGTCGAGGCTATCAAGAAGGTGGACTTCGGCAAGATCGTAGAGGACTTTGGCAACTTCGTTGTCTTGGTTGTTGAGAACCTAGAAACAATCGGCAAGGTAGCCGGAGCATTGCTAGGTGTGGCCGCCGCGCTAGCCACTTATCGCATCGCAGCACAGCTAGCCGCGACAGCGACCGCACTTCTAAACAGCACGCTAGTTCTTAGCCCATTCGGTTTAGCTATTACCCTGCTAGCTGGTGCGACCTTCGCTGTTCTAAAGCTCAAGGAAGCTAACGACAAAGCTAAAGAAGGTGTCGCTGAGCTAAGCGATGAGGAGCGCAAGCGCCAACGCGAGCTAAAGAAACTACGCCGAGACGAGGAAGATCTGCTACGCCAGATCGAAAGCTCTACCGGCTATCTCAAAAACAACTACGAAGTGCAACTTAAGCGTGTTCGTATGGAGCTTATCAAGGTTGGTTATGCGGCTGAGGATTCCGCCGGGGAGATCAACCGCTTCAACAATCTAAAGCTTGATGGTCTAATAAATCAGGCCAACCGCGCACGCGCTGCTTTTAGCGGCGTGACATTCACCGGTAGTGGTGGTACTGCTGAGTGGCTAAACAATATGTTCGGAGCAGGCATAGGCGAGAGCGCTCCGGATCTAGGCGGCGGTGGTGGTGGTGGCGGATCTAACGCTTTCCAAGAAGCACGCGATCGCGTTCAGCAACTTATCAAGGACAGCCAGAAGCGCCTATTAGAAGCGCAGGTTAGTTACAACAAATCAGTCCAAGCCGCTGATCAAAACTATGCCGACAGCGTTGCTAGGTTGCAAGAGGAGTTTGGCAAGAAGCTAGCCGGGATTATTCAGCAGTCGCAGGATCGTCTGCGTAATGCATACAAGGCTGCTGTTCAGGTCAATCTAAGCACGCTATTCGAGCGTGACGAAGATAAGTCCGTAGCCGGATTGGTCAAGGGTCTTAGCGACAAGCTAGCCGCTAGCAAACAACTGCTTTCTAATAGTGCTGAGCTGGCCTCTGCTGGCTTCTCACAGACTTTCATTGAGCAGGTGGTATCAGCCGGCACGGAAACCGGTAACGAGCTTGCTAAGGCAATCCTGCAATCTACGCCTGAAACTCAGCGCGAACTACAAGATCTATTCCTAGCGCTAGAACAAACTTCTAACAGCGGTATGGATCAGCTAGCAGCTTCGATCTACGAGAAGCAGGGACTAGCAACACAAGCACTAAAGGATCTATACGCCACCACACAGATGGAACTAGGCGAAGCACTACTAGATCAGCAAGATGAATTAGCCAGAGCGCTAGAGGAAGCAGCGGTCGCTTTCCGCGATTCGGTTTCTGACATTCGTGATTCAGTTGTTGATGCTGTTGGTGAAATGGATGGCAAGCTGGGTGGCCTAAACAAAACAGTTGATCAGTTTCTTGCTAAGTTAGACAGATTGATTGGTGCTTCAGGAGAGCTAGAGAAAGCAACTACTGTTACAGCTCCGGTTACGACTGGCGGCGGAAGTATTACCGAAGCGATTGTGGAGGCGGTAGAAGAAGTTGCTGAAGCGGTTTCCGAAGTCGTTGGCGGCGGAGGTGGCGGTGGCGGTGGTGGCCGTCAGATTGACATACCAGAACCACTTACGCCGGGACAACTGGCAGCACTAAAAAGTGACCAGTTTGATCCTCGCGCCGGCAACACCATAAACATAAATGTCAAGACCGACCCCACCCAGTCTCCGGCACAAGTGGGTAGCCAAGTAGCCAAGACTGTTCAGAAATACTTTGCCGGTGGTGGCGGTATTAAGGTGATTGCACTCTAATGGCCGTTCCAACTCCACTAGTAGAAATTGGTTTCGATCTAACAGAAACCGGGACTGGCCCATTCTTCGAGTTAGATGATCCAGTCAAAGGAGTGTTAGATAACACGGACTGGTTTATCGCCGGTGAACTTTTTTATGATGTAACAGATCGCGTAAAGTCCATCAACATTACACGCGGTAAGAACCGGCAGCTTGATTATTATGATGCCGGACTAGCCAATGTTGTTTTCAATAACCAAGACAGAACCTTTGATCCTGAATTTACAGCTAGTCCTTTCTATGGGCAGGTTATCCCTAAGCGATCTATCCGCATACGCTCCGGAGGGCAGTATTTGTTCTGGGGAGTCGTTGATGATTGGAACCTAGACTATGACACCAACAATGAGAACACGGCTAGCGCGGCTTCGTCTGATGCTTTTACGCTGTTTTCTACACAAGCTCTAAGCGCTAGCACCGCGACAGCACAATTCAGCGGCGAGAGAATAAATGCAATCCTCTCCGATACTACTGTGAACTGGCCTGTTAGCGATCGCGACATAGAGACTGGCGTGCAGAGTTTGATTGCTGATGAGATTGCCGAAGGAACAAATGTCTTAGAGTATCTCCGAACAGTCAGCCGGAGTGAACCCGGTAGCTTGTTTATTGGCGCTGATGGAAATGTCGTATTCAGGGATCGCCGCACGCCGGCTACTAGTGGCGGCTTAGTGCTGGCTGACGATGGCACAGGCATTCCTTACTACGGAATGAAAGTAGTTTATGGATCAGAGCTGCTTTACAACGAAGTGCTTATAGGTTCGCAGACTGCTGGAACAGTTATAGCCAGAGATACTGATTCAATAGATGAGTATGGTGTCTTAGCCTTGCAACGCACCGGTCTACTAATTGACGATCCTACGGATGTAGAAGATCTAGCAATTTATTATGCGCGTAAGTTCGCACAGCCGGAGTATCGCTTTGAAGCAGTTAGCTTGCAGGTAGATCAGCTAACACCAGAACAACAATCACAAGTTTTAGGTATTGACATTGGCGATGTTCTGCAAATTAAGTTCACACCCGGCGGTGTTGCACCGGCGATCAGTAAGTATGCTGAAGTTATCCGGGTTGATAACCTAATAGATCCCATCACTCACAGGATCACTTTGGGCTTTAGCACTCTAGACTTTGCTCTCTTAGTGCTAGATGATTTGGTATTTGGTAAGCTAGATAACGGCAACGCGCTTGCCTTCTAAGGAGAAATAATGGCTGGATTAGGCTACAAGGTTTGGACTGCTGGTGATGTCCTAGCGGCCGCAGATGTGAATGGATACCTTGGCGAACAGGTCGTGATGGTATTTGATGATTCAACTGCCAGAAGCTCAGCAGTAGGCACGCCGACAGAAGGTATGTTGTCTTATCTCAAAGACACAGATGCAGTCGAATACTATGACGGCTCTAGTTGGACTGGTGTATCCAATCCCGGTGACATAACGGCGGTGACTGCTGGTTATGGTTTGGCCGGCGGAGGATCTACCGGCGATCTAACTATCACTCTCGGCACAACGATTACTTCCTCCACCGCAACGACTTACACAATCGGTACG